CATTCACGGCGGCTCTGATGATATTGGTTGGTTCGAATGGTCTGCTCCTAATGGCATCAAGTTCGATAACTCATCAGACTTTTGGCTAGGTGTCTGTCAAGCCAATCCGTCACTTGGCTACACAGTTCACCCTGACAATATCCGCGCCGTGTTGTCAGACCCCGAAGATATTGTGCGCACAGAAGTTTTATGCCAATGGGTTGACACCATCAATCCAGTCATTAACCCTTCTCAATGGGAATCTTGTCGAGTCGAGGGTCTCAGACTTGATCCCGAGAAGGACACGTGGCTGGCTATTGATCTCAGTCCCGATAGGAAGCAAGCGGCGCTAGTCGCTAGTCAGAAGCTCGAGGGAGATCAGTTCCAAGTTATCCTTCTGCAAACTTGGCACAATCCGTCTAATCTCGACGACAAGTCTCTGGCTAATGATTTAGCGGATTGGGTGCGTAAGTATCCAGTCCAACTCGTTGCCTATTCAGCGAGAACCGCTTCTGCCGTTGCTGCGCGATTAGCACCAGCAGGAATTCGGACTGAGCCAATAGATGGTCTCGACTACGCCCAAAGCTGCGATGAGTTACTGGGAGCAATCTCATCTCAGCGGTTAGTTCACTCGGGACAAGATGAGCTGACTAAACAATGCCTATCCGCTGTCAAATTGCCTTTCGGTGATGGCGGATGGGTAATGGGTCGTAAAGTCTCAAATGCAATTATCTGTGGAGCAGTCGCTTCTGCGATGGCTACTCATTACGCCACTCAATCAAATGATGGTGCGGATATAGTCATCTTGTAACACAAACCCTTTACAATAAAGGCTCAATGGGTGCTATTAAAGATTTCTTCTTTCCACAAGTAACCGCGCAAACGCCGCAGAAGGTTAGCGACGTAACCGCCGCATTGACTCCGGTGCAAATCACCGATTCCGTTTATAACATTCTTGGCGGTGCTACAAATACAACTCGTCAATTGGCTATGAGCGTTCCTTCAGTTGCTCGCGCTAGAAATATCATCTGCGGAACTATCGGATCACTCCCACTCACAACTTTTAATCGCATTACCGGACAATATGTAGATCCACACCGCGTTATCAATCAACCAGATCCTCGCGTTGCTGGCTTTGTAATCTATAACTGGCTCGCTGAAGATATTTGGCTGTATGGCGTCGGTTATGGGCAAGTTCTTGAAATGTATTCCACAACCGATGGCGGTCGAGTAAGAGCTTGGACTCGCGTTAGCCCAGAGCGCGTTACAGTTGATACAGATTTCCGCAATACTGTAATTGAGTCATATAAAGTTGATGGAATGGCCGTTCCTAATTCTGGAGTCGGTTCGCTTATTCGCTTTGATGGCCCAGATGAAGGATTATTGCACCGCGCTGGCAAAACAATCAGCGCAGCTGTATATCTTGAAAACGCAGCGGTTAATTATGCAAAAGAGCCTAACCCTTCAATGATTCTCAAGAGCAACGGCACTAATTTAACTGCCGAAAGAGTGTCGTCACTTCTCAGCGCTTGGCGCACAGCTCGTCAATCTCGCTCGACTGCGTTTCTTAATGCAGACGTTGATTTGAAAGAATTTGGCTTTGATCCAAAGTCATTACAATTAGCCGAAGCTCGTCAATATGTGGCTTTAGAATTGGCTAGGGCTTGCGGAATCCCTGCCTACTTCTTGAGCGCCGAAACGACTTCGATGACTTACTCAAACGCTGTGTCTGAGCGGCGCTCACTAGTTGATTTCTCACTTCGCCCAATCTTGAAGGCAATTGAGGAACGCCTATCACTTCCGGACTTTGTTCCAAACCCTGTGATGGTGCGATTTGCACTTGACGATTTCCTACGCGGCAACGCTTTGGAACGCGCTCAAGTTTATGAAATTTTGAACCGCATCGGCGCGATGAGCGTTGAGCAAATTCAACGCGAGGAGGACTTAATCCCCAATGAAAATTAATATGCCTATGGTCGTAACTGCGGCCGATACAGTAAAGCGCACAATTAGCGGAACAATTGTCACTTGGAACGAGCAGGGTAATACCTCTGTCGGGCCAACAGTTTTCGCAGCTGATTCAATTGAAATGAAGCCTGTGAAGTTGCTTCTCGAGCACGATCGCACTCGCCCAATTGGAAAGTTAATGAGCCACGAAGTAACGGCCAATGGCATTGTGGCTACATTCAAGATTGCTAACACAATGGCTGGCGAAGATGCGCTAGTTGAAGCAACCGAAGGCCTACGCGATGGATTTAGCGTCGGCGCACAAATTAACGAATGGACAAACAACAAGGGAACGATGCTTATTACGTCAGCAACTCTCGATGAAGTTTCCCTCGTAACTGATCCAGCAATTGACAGCGCTCGCGTTAGCGAAGTCGCCGCTTCAGAAAACGAAGCACCTAAAGAAGATTCTGCTCCGGCAACCGCTGAAGCAGACCAACCAACCGAAGGAGAACAAGTGTCTGACACTACCGTTCCTGCTCCTGCCGACGAAACGGTAGAAGCAGCTAAGGTTGAAGCCGCTGCGCCTCGTCCAGCGTTCTTCACCGCTCCTCGCCTTGAGTTTACTAAGGCAAAATATCTTGAGAATAGCGTTCGCGCTAAGCTCGGTGATGATGCTGCACGTCAATACGTTATGGCTGCAGATGACACCACAAGCAACAACGCTGGTCTCGTTCCAACACGTCAATTGACTGAGGTCATCAACCCACTATCCAATGCAGATCGTCCAGCTGTTGATTCAATCTCCAGCGGCGTTCTACCAGATGCAGGAATGTCATTCGAAATTCCTAAAATCACCGCAGTTCCAGTAGTAGCTGAAGTTGCCGAAGCAGGCGCTATCGGTGAAACCGGAATGACCAACGAATTCCTTAGCGTAGATGTTAAGAAGTTCGCAGGTGGACAGGAATTCTCAGTAGAACTCTTGGATCGTTCTTCACCAGCATTTTTCGAGGAACTCGTTCGTCAAATGGAATTTGCTTATGCAAAGGCAACCGACGCTTACGTTGCAGACTTCCTAGCTTCATACGGAACAGATGGCGGAAACCGCACTCTCGATGCAGCAGGATTCCTTGACTTCATTTCAGACGCTTCTGTGTCAATCTACAAGAACACTCTCGGCCGCGCTGAGAACTTACTTGCAACTCCAGAACAATGGGGCGCAATTATGAATCTTGCAGATGCAGGACGTCCGATTTATCAAAACCTCATCGGAAACTCCAACCAAGCAGGTAACCTCAGCGGACAAAACGTTGTAGGTAACGTTCTTGGCTTGAACTTCCGTGTCTGCCGCACACTTGCGACAGCTGCTCCAACCGGTGATTATTCAATCATCGCAATCAACCCACAGTCATACACTTGGTATGAATCCAGCAAGTTCCGCTTGGAGACCGCAACAATCGCAACCGGTCAAATCAAGGTTGCTTACTACGGCTACGGCGCAATTGCTAAGAAGGTTGCTGCTGGCGCTTACAAGTGGATGGTTGCTTAGTTAGAACCCCAAAAGTGACGGCCAGTCCGCTCCCGAGCTGGCCTGTCACCCTCTAGATCGAAAGGAAACGAGATGCCATCAATAGTCACAGTCTCTGAACTGCGCACCATTCTTGGCGTCTCGTCCTCCCTTTATTCAGACGCTTACTTAAGCGATATTGTGGATGCTAGTGAAAATCTAGTTCTTCCAATGCTTGTAACGTTTCAGAGCAAAATTAACAAAGTATAATTAACAAATAACGTTGCCTATTTTCACACCGCGACAATTCACGAATTCACCGAAGGTCAATCGGTTGTAATCACAAGTGTCGGAGCGCCATTTAACGGCACTCACACAGTCACAGATGATTTAATTGGCCCCTATGTATTTACCGCCGCCATCACAAATGCTGACGTATTGGAAAAGAACATTATCCCAGCCGGAAACGCTGCGCTCTCTGGCGCATCAACCTATGTGGGAAATGCCAACGTCGAAGCTGCCGTTTTGGCTATTTCTGTCGAAATCTTCCAAGCCAGAACTGCCGCTGGAGGATCAATCGAAGGCATAGATTTTGCAGTTACACCTTACAGACTTTCAAAAAATTTATTGGCAAAGGTAACTGGCCTACTTGGCCCATATCTTGATACCGATGCGATGGTGGGTTAATGCCTGCCTCCACAGTTCTATCTTCTATCCGGACACCGCTGGCAACTGCACTCGCCTCCGTTTCGGCTAACGTTTATTCATATGTTCCCGAAGCTGTGCAAGTTCCAGCGGTTATTCTTGTCCCAGATTCACCATATCTCGAATTAAACACGATTAACGACTCAACAATTCACGCCAAAATCAATATGACAGTTACTTGTGGAGTCGCTTATCTTTCCAACCCAGCTTCTCTTGACAATCTTGAGCAGTTGATATTTTCAGTTTTGGCAGTAATTCCGGACGGCTACACAGTCGGCCCAGTAGAACGGCCATCGGTTACGCAAGTGGGTGCAGTCAATTTATTGGTTGCCGATATTCGCGTTTCCACCTATTACACACAAACCAACTAAGGAGAAAACGTGGCAACCACAGTAATTACCGGTCGCGACATTTCGCTGTCTTTCACAGGTGGAACGGACATCGAAGCCCAAGCGACAAACGCGGTATTGACTAAAACCAACGTTCGCGAGACATATCAGACTCTCGACGGCGAGGCTTACAAGACAGTGAACATTGAGGGCCAATTTCAGCTCGATATGCTCGCAGACTGGGGCAAGGCAAACTCTGTATGCGAAGCACTATGGGCAGCGGCAGAATCAGCACCAGATACAACAATCAGCGTAACCCTAACCGCTGCAACTGGCGCACAATTTGTTTTCCCAATCCTTCCAGAATTCCCCACAGCTGGCGGATCAGGAATTGACGCACAAACAGTTTCATTTACCTTTAAGATTGCAAATGGAACAGTAACAGAGACCTTCAGCTAAGAGATCGGAGCATCGGGAGATGAAGTTATCAATCACAATTAAATACAACACGGGCGAGTCGGTTACTTATGTAGCCGGCTTACCCGAGTGGGCTAAATGGGAACGCAAAACTGGCAAGTCCATTTATTCGATGAAGGATATTTCGGCTTACCAACAAGCAGATTTCTTAGATCTTGCATATTTTGCTTACAAGCGAGAAGCAGCAGGAAAGCCCACGAAGTCCCAAGAAATTTGGGAACTGTCCATTGATGAAATGCTGATTGGAGATGAAAGCCCAAAAGCTACGAGTCCGGAAGCGTAAATCGGCTTCTTGTCGAAGTCGCAATAGCGACCGGAATCCCAATGAGTGAGTGGACGGACATTGAACAAGTATTAACGGCAATTGAGATATTGAAGGAGCGCAAAGGTGGCAGATGAACCAATCAGCTATGACAAGCGCCAACTTCGTTCAATCATTACCGCGTTCAAAGCGATGGACGATGAAGCTGTTGATGCGGCTAAACGCGAGAGTTTTGCGCTCGCTCAATATGCCGCCAACGAGGTTAAGGCCTACGGCATCACAAGAACCTTTGGACAAGCCGTTGTCAATCGCATTACTTCTGGCGTTAAAGTTTCCAAGACCTCGAAGATTGGCGAGTTCTCTTATGGATTCGCGTCTCAGCGTTTCTCTGGTGGAGGATCAACTAAAGACCTCTGGGCAGGTTACGAATTCGGATCTAATCGTTATCGTCAGTTCCCACGACGCACCCCACGTCAAGGCAGAGGAAATTCTGGCTATTTCATCTATCCAGCCCTTCGCAAAATTCAGCCTCAATTGATTGCCAAATGGGAAGATGCGTTTTCTAAGATTCTCGGAAAGTGGGACGACTAATGGCTGGAAGTAGAACTCTCAAGTTATCAATCCTCGCTGACGTTGATGACTTAAAAAAGAAGCTGGATATTGGCTCCAAAGAGGTCGAAGGCTTTGGCGGTAAGTTAGAAAAGTTTGGCAAGATTGCCGCTGCGGCTTTTGCCGCTGCCGCTGCTGCGGCTGCCGCTTATGCTGGCAAATTAGCCATCGAAGGCGTCAAAGCGGCCATAGAAGATGAAGCTGCACAGAAACGCCTAGCCCTAGCCTTAGAAAACGTCACAGGGGCCACAGAAGCCCAAATTGCGGCAGTTGAAGAACAAATAAGCAAAACGGCTCTGGCTACTGGTGTTGCAGACGATAAGTTGCGCCCAGCTCTACAAAGACTGGCGACGGCCACAGGATCAGTCTCCGAATCGCAAAAACTACTGTCGCTTGCCCTAGATATTTCAGCCGCGACCGGCAAAGACGTCGAAACAGTTTCCAACGCATTAGGTAAAGCCTATGAAGGCAACACCGCTTCTTTGGCTCGTTTAGGTATCGGTTTATCAGCTGCCGAAATCAAAACAATGGGATTGCAAGGCGCAGTAACCCAATTAGGTCAAACCTTTGGCGGTGCAGCTGCTACCCAAGCAAATACTTTTGAAGGTCAGATTGCTAGGTTGAGAGTCGGCTTCGATGAAGCCAAAGAAGCTATTGGCGCTCAACTATTGCCGGTCATTCAAAGACTTCTCGATTACGTTGTGAACGTTCTTATTCCTAAGTTCCAAGAGGCTAAGCGAGCAGCCATTGATCCAATCGTTCAAGCCTTTAAAAATAACGAAGCAGCTCTGCGCGACTTATGGTCTTTCATTAAAACCTATCTTGTTCCCATTTTTGAAACGGCTCTAGTAGGCGCAATCAAATCAGTCGGAGCCACAATTGCTGGAATTATCAACATCATCGGCACAGTCACCAGCAAAGTTAAAGAATTGGCTAATGACGTTATTGACGCAGTTAATAAGATTATCCGCGCTTACAACTCAATTCCCATTCTGCCTAACGTCTCAACCATTCCCAATATCTCCACAACAACTACTTCTAGGACTGGAAGCGTTCCAACGGCAAGCCTCCCATTTGGCGGCGCTTCAATCATTCCACCATCGAGCGGCTCGGCTAACGTAACACCTTCGACGCCTACAACAAGAGTTACGACCCCGACAACATCGGCGCCAAAGGTCACAACAACCCCAAGCGTCCCAGTTGGATCATCTAGCGCCATCACAGTTCCGGTATCCTCTGGCGGATTCTCAAGATTGGCAGATGCACAAGGAATTGCGCCTGTAACTATTAATGTCAATGCCCCTAGCGCAATTGATGAAGAAGGCTTCACTCGAGCAGTTGTATCAGCTCTCAACAATTCAAACTCTCGCGGAACTGGTGGCGGAAGCCAGTTGTTTGGAATTAGACAAGAGTTATGACAGCTTGGACACCAGAGTATCGCGTTTTAATTAACGGCACAGATGCCACAGATTTAACCCTTGTCGGCTTCACGGCTACTTCTGGACGCACCGACGTTAATACCCAAGCCCAAGCTGGTTATTGCAATTTGCAGCTCATCAATGCGACCAACGCGTTTTATGATTGGAGCGTTAATACTGGCGTAACCCTCGAAGTCAAAGATACGAGCGGCAACTGGGTTAGCTTATTTGGTGGAAGAATCAGCGACGTCAGCACTAGCGTAAGAACGGCTGGTGAAGTCGCTTATGTGACGCAGATTCAGATTGTCGCGTTAGGCGCATTATCTAAACTTTCCAAAGCCATCTGGACTTCTAGCCTTGCGCAAGACGATGACGGAGATCAAATCTTTACAATTCTAAGCGACTTGTTATTAGCCTCTTGGAATGAAGTTAGCCCAGCGCAACAATGGAGCAGTTACGATCCAACAACGACGTGGGCCAATGCCGGCGATGTAGGACTTGGCGAAATTGATAGACCCGGACAGTATGAAATGGAGCAGCGCTCGGCCAGCCCAATTGATTACTATTCAATCGTCACCCAAATCGCCAATTCAGCTCTTGGCTATGTCTATGAAAACGCCAATGGGGAAATTGGCTACGCAGACGCAGCTCACCGGCAGACATACTTACTCGCTAACGGATATACAGAATTGGACGCTCGCGAGGCATTTGCGGCTGGCATCAAGCAATCTATCCGCTCCGGCAAGATCATCAACGACTATCAAATTAACTACGGCAATAACTTTAATAGTTCCAAAACGGCTTTAGACCAAGATTCAATTGACCTTTATGGCCTTTACTCAGTTCAAGAAAATTCGCTGGTTCACGATGCCACAGACGCTCAAGCTATCGTAGATCGCCAGATTGCCCTTCGAGCCTATCCTCGCCCATTATTCGATTCAATAACCTTCCCGCTACAAAATCCCGAAATGACTGACGCCGACCGCGATGCCTTAATAAATGTATTTATGGGCCAACCGGTCAAAATAACCAATCTGCCCATCAATATCTACGGCGGCGAGTTCACCGGTTATATCGAAGGCTGGACTTGGACTAGCACCCTCAATGGGCTTTCATTGACTTTCACCGCATCACCGACTGAATTCAGCGCAGTAGCCCAGACTTGGGATCAAGTGAACGCCGCAGAAACGTGGAATAGCATACTTAATACGCTAGAATGGCAAGACGCGATAGGAGTAATCAGCTAATGGCAACAACAACAAATTTCGGATGGGAAACCCCCGACGATACGGATCTTGTCAAAGACGGCGCTCTGGCGATGCGCACTTTGGGCAACTCGATAGATACTTCTTTCGTTGATCTCAAAGGCGGCACAACCGGACAGATTCTTAGTAAAGCCTCAAATACTGATCTTGATTACACTTGGATAAATAACGATCAAGGCGATATAACTGGAGTAACTGCTGGAACTGGTATTAGTGGCGGTGGCACTTCTGGAACTGTAACAATCACAAACTCGATGGCGACCGAAATAACGGCCGCTGGCGATATAATTGTTGGAACTGGTTCTGGAACTTTTGATAATTTGCCAATTGGCACGACAGGCCAAGTTTTAACTGCTGATACAAGTGTCAGCCCATATAAAGTTAAATGGGCTACCGCAAGCAGCACTCCATCTTTTATCGGTGCTAGTGCGACAAAAACTGCGGCGAATCAAACTTTATCAAACGCAACTTGGACAACAATCACATTTCCTGAAGAAGAATTTGATACTGATGCTTTTCATAGCACAAGCACCAATACAGGTAGATTGACAATTCCAACGGGTAAAGATGGAAAATATCGTATTAATGCATCAATTGTATTCGATAGTAACGCTACAGGAATCAGATTAGTCAGATTTACAAAAAATGGAACGTTTTTCCAACAAGGCGTTTGGGGTTCGGCCAGTAGTGCAGAACAAACCGCGTCACATTCTCAAGTTATTGTCAGCCTTGTTGCTGGCGATTATGTCGAAGTGCAGGGCTATCAAACAAGTGGCGGAAATCTTGACGTTAAAGCTGATGGCGGATTTAATCAATGCATTTTTCAAATTGAGTATTTAGGAGCATAAATGGATATTTATAATCAAATTCTCGATACATATCCCAACATTGATCCCTCAGAATTTGTCAATGGCAAAGTTGAATTGAGAGATGACGGCGACGGAAAGATTTACGTTCACAAATGGGAATTTGATTTTCCGCTTCCCGATGGTTTAAGTATTGGTAAGTAATGGCCAAGCTTTGCAAAGCCGGAATCCAATTGCGCGAGCAGGTGGACGATATGTATATGGATCGCGATCGTAAGAGCGATGGGTGGTTGGGCGATACCCGTCATTCAGTCAGAAAATCGGATCACAATCCAGACAAAAAAGGGATAGTCAGAGCTTTAGATATTGACGCGGATTTAGGCGCTCACAAAGAAGAGGCTTACGCGCTCGTCGAGAAGATTCGCAAGTGCGCTAAGCGAGGCGACAAACGGATCAAATACATCATTTATGATGGCAAAATTATGAGTCCGATTATGAATTGGAAGCGCAGAAAATACAGAGGTGCGAATCCTCACCGATCGCATTTCCACGTTAGCTTTACAACTTTGGGAGACAAAGACGGCAGCTGGTTTGACCTCGAAGGAGATAGAAATGAAAGAATTCAAACTGATGGCGGAAAGCTGGGGGAAAACATTCCTCGCGACGGCTCTAGCGACATACCTAGCGGTGGGCTGGGATCTCGACGCAATTGCAAATGCGGCGCTAGTATCAGTCTTGCCTAGCATCATCAACTGGCTCAACCCCAACTACGAGCGTTACGGCAAAATCAAGTAATGGCAGCCTCCGACCTCGCGGCGACTATCGCCAGCGTTCTCGGATCAATCGGCCTACTTATTGCCGGACTGAGATACATAATAAAACTTGAGAATCTGCCCATTGTGTCGCGCCTCGACAAGATGGAGTCTCAGTTAGAATTAGCCCTCTCAGCAAAGGTGGCTAGAAGTGGCAACAAGAAAGCGCGTTAAGAAACCAGCGAAGAAGGTGGCAAAACGTCGCAAAACGACGAAGGAGCCAATCCTTACCAAACTGGATTTCTGGGCTATTGCCGCTAAAGAAGTGTATGACGCTTGCCGCAAAGCCGGAATGGACGAAGGCACAGCTCTGGCCTTTGCGATGGATAGAAGCTCATATCCCGATTGGATTGTTGATCCGAGCGACCCGATAAAAAATCCGCTCGATGATTGGGAAGAGGACGACTAATTTACCTTCGCGAGGTGGAACTCTTTGAGGCGCTAAAGTCGGTTTATCCGGACTTAACGCCAGTCTCACCGACCGACCGCCACGACGGCATCACCAACGATGCTTATATCGAGATGAAGTGCCGACGCACCCATTACCCCACCCTTTTGATTGAAAAGAAGAAGTGGGATTATCTGGCCGAAATAAGGGCTAGAACGGGCGCTAGAACGCTTTATATCAACTCCACCCCACAAGGAATCTATCAGTTCGATTTAGGGGCTATAAACGAGCCTGAGTGGCAATTAAAGGCCCTTCCAGATAAGACCGATTACGCCAATAAAGGGCTAGTGGAGAAGCTGTGTGGGTTCTTAGACCTGCGACACTCCGAGTTGCTTCTTGTATAAATCCATTTAATTAAATACATTTATCCCGTAAATCCATTTAAGGGTTACAGAACGGGAGAGTAAGTGAATAAAAAATACAAAGCAAAGGGATATAACCTTTACCGGAACAGCACCAATAAGGTTTTTGCCTATGCGGTCGTTTTTAAGAATTTTGGTTGCCAAGACTTCCCAGAGGGAAATTTGGTCGCTGATTTTCATATAAATCGGAAATTGGCTGAGGCTAATGTCCGGAAAATAAATAGGTTGTCGCACCTCGAATACTTGGAAATTGTAGAAGTAGAGGAAGTGGCATAAATGATAAATAATCCAGCAGTAATTCGATTTGATTCTACTTCTGGCGCTTGGTCTGATGGTAAAAATTACGTCAAAGGCCAAATAATCAGACGCTACGCAATCGAATCGCTAGGTAGAAAATCAGTAAGAGGGCGACTAAGTAGAGAAGAAATCTCAGCTTATTGGCTTGATCGTTATGGGGTGAACGCCGATGTTCAATGAGGGCGTTTTCTTTGCAATCTATTGCTCAACATTATGGCTTGGTTATCGAGTTTATGTCAGCATCAAAGCCAAAGCCTTTAACGAGGGATACAAGAGAGGTCGGGCGAGCATAAATGTCAGAGAGATCGTTAAGTGACTGGCTCTCGGACGCTGGTAACACCCTCGATGACAGGGGGCTTGAATATGGCGACCCGAGGCACAATCTTTTACGCATTTACAAAATCGCGAGACAACTCGGTGTTCAGCTCAGAGACCCATCTGACGTGGCGCTTGTCTTTATCGCAACAAAACTATCAAGAATGGTGGAGAGTCCAGAGCGCGAAGATTCGTATCTCGATCTCATTGGATACGCCACTATCTTATCTTTCTGCCGATTCAGTTCACCAGAAGATTGGGACGACGTTGAGCTTGACTCGCAATCATAACCAGCATCAATGGTGCGACTATTGCAAGATGCGCTGGGGACAAATGAAAGATGGGACTTGGCATCACAAAGCCCAAGTGCCAGCTGTATGGAAGGTGCAATCAGAAACGCCAACTAGGCGTATGCAGGTGCGCTTTTACTGTCAACCTTGTGCCAATGAGGCACAGAACTGGCCGGACGGAACGTTCTGGTCTTTAAAAGAACAACTAGAAGCTGCGATAGATGATTTCGCAGGTAGGGAGCAATTAGATGTCCAATTATCTTGATGATTACGTATCGGTGCAGGATCGCTTAAAGGAGTTTATCAATGCCTATCCGGATTACCGAATTAAAACTCACGTCCTTGAAGAATCGCTTACAGGTGCTTGCGATGTCTATATTGTTAAGGTTGAGTTGTATCGCACTGAGGCGGATTCTGTCGCTTGGACTACCGGACTATCATCGGAGTCGAAGTCTAAACAGTATAGTTTGGAACTTGCGGAAACTGGCGCTCTTGGACGAGCTCTTAATCTCGCTGGATATTTTGCAAAACCAAGCGGTGTTCCAAAGAAACCAATACAGACAACAAAGCCAGAGTTGGCTGAATTCGTCAAAGAACAAAGACCAAACTACCCTGAACCGGTTGTCTGGGATGTCAGCGCTATTGCGGAAGAACTCGGGGCCGAAATAGTTGACGAAATACCTTTATGCCCCGGTGGAGATGGCCCAATGGTGCTTAAGACCGGAACCAAAGAAGGTAAGGAATATCGCGGTTGGGTTTGCTCAACGCCGAAGTCCGGCCATCCAGCTCGGTGGATGAGAATTGGATCAGATGGCAAATGGACATTCCAAAAATAAACGAAATGCACCCGTTTAAGTGTGGGCCTTGCAAAAAGGTAACACCGCATCACTACATAACCAAGTATGAGTCAGAGATTGAGCCTGATGCTTGGGTCTGGTTGATGGAGTGTCAGAATTGCTTTGAACAGCGCTTATTTGATCCAATTGACAGGGTGATTAGTCGGGAAGATGAGATAACTCGATGCGACCAATGCGGCAATTACAAGATGAAGGCAGCTAAATGCCGAATCTGTAAAATAGCCGATGGACAAGAGCGTATTAAAGAGCGTTATTGGAACGGCAACGCCACCTTAGAGAGGTTCATTGATGCCGACATATGATTTCGAGTGTCCCAGTTGCAACGACGTAATTGAGCAGTATTTCCATATTTACGTTGATCCGAAGATTAACTGCGGCCATTGTGGAGTCGAAATGCGGAAGCAATTCAAGGCAACGCCAGCGCACTTTAAGGGGGATGGATGGGCAGGAAAGTCCTAGATCTGTTTTGTGGCGCTGGGGGTGCTTCTATGGGTTATCACCTAGCCGGCTTTCAGGTAACTGGCGTTGATATAAAACACGGCAAGCGTTATCCGTTTAATTATGTGCGAGAAGACGTAATGAATTTGCCGATAGATTATTTGCGTTCTTTTGACCTTATCCACGCATCTCCACCTTGTCAGACTTACTCGATTACTCGCAATTTACGAATTGCACAAGGCAAGCAAACGACTAAATTGGATTTAATTGAGCCGGTTAGAAAGATGCTTATTGAGTCGGGTAAGCATTATGTAATCGAAAACGTTATGGGCGCGCCTTTAATTAATCCCGTTTTATTATGCGGTTCAGCCTTTGGCCTCAAAGTAAGGCGTCACAGGCTATTTGAGAGCAATACAGCCCTCAAGGGGACAGAATGTAATCATAAGGAGCAGGGCCGTCCTGTGGGCGTTTATGGCTCATTAAACGACGAAATACCAAATGGTGGAAAAACAGCCACTACCATAGATGAAGCTAAAGCAGCGATGGGAATTGACTGGATGATTTGGACTGAAATTGTCGAGGCAATACCACCAGCCTATACGCGTTATCTAGGAGAGCAGTTCAAGTAATGCCGAAGCCTCATTCACTTAAATACATTAAGCAGCTACTTGAGTGGGGCTTTGACAAAGAGTTTATCGCCCGAGATATGGGGGTAAATTTAGCATCATTAGAAGTCCGGTTAAACAGAGCAAAGAAAAGGGAGCAAAATGGCAATCAAGGATCTGAGTCTGAAACTAGCGGCGATTAGCCTGCTGGCAGACCAAGCAAAGCGCCTCAAGGACGAGCTGAGGGCTGAGTTACAAGCTGAGATGAATCAACTCGGCGCTGATCGAGTAAAGGCTGAATTAGGTGATCAAGTGGTTGCCTATATAACGACCAGTAAGCCAAAGTTCAAGTGGGTCGTCAAATCAGATAAGAAGTTTATTGATTGGGTGAAAGCCAATGTGCCTAGTGAAATAGTTGAATCGGTAAGAGAATCGTCAGTTGATGCGATATTGGATAAATTTAATTACGTTGATGAGTTAGTTATTGATCCGAATGGTGAGCCAGTTGATTGGTTGGAAGGTAGTCA